TTGCTTATCTGGTGTGCATTCATTGGATTTCTGACATACACAAATCCATCTTTTATTCTATTGAAAAACCACTCCGAATAATAATTTGGAATGTCTGTTCTGCGGCTTGCGCTTAGTATCATTGTCTTAGTAAGTCCTCCTCTATATATTTTGTTAGTTACATGTTTGTTACCGGAAATATCTCCCAGATATCCAGTTCATTCTATACAAAAAATCGGGAACGAGTAAAAACCCATTCCCTACAATCAAATATAAATTTCCCAATATGACTGTATTCGTTCCTTAGGATACAGTTCATCAAGCAGCCCAAATTCCGGATCATAATATTTGCCTTTATGATATAAAACCCAGTGGCCATATTGGGGAAGCAAAACCTTTAATATGCATGTATCAGGAAGCTTGGTATTATTGTCTGCTTTCGTCATTGTTTTTGCGCAAGGAATTCCAAAATGTTCCAATGCGATTGCAAGTTCTTTTTTCCCTGTCCCCTTGTCATTCTGTATAACCTCTATTACCTCATCTACAGAAACATTTGCTAACATTGCTACGCATGCCTGTCCACACAAATATTCTGTAGGCTGTTTAATATATTGTATTTCCATTACCGTTTTCTCACCCCAAATTGAATATTATCCATTCTGTATCTTCCCATCTGTTCCATAAATAGTATCCTTCATACCAATGATATTTGCGCCAAGGCAAATCGCCTCTAGTTAAACGTAGAAAATGCATCAACCTTAGCCACTCCATCCACATGAACAAACACATCCATATAATTTACTCCATCCTTTGTATACTCATACTCAAAACAGCTTATTATATTATCCTGCTGTTTCTCCTTGAAATTGTTTGCCTGCAGATATTCCATTATCAATTTATAGGCATTTGGTATTCTCTCAAAAGGCTGCACAAATGGTTCCTTGATTGTTATGACTGCATAATCTGCTTCCATATTTTCCGAATACTGCACTCCGGGATAATCTGTTTCAAATCCTTCCGGAATTATGCACGCAGCTACATAACCATGCATCCCAAACCTATTCTGCTGTTCCTGCGACACGAAAGGGAAATCCCATCCGATACACTTTACCTGTGAAACAGCTGATTTAAGACCACTGCTTGCTGCCCATCTTTCCATATATCCAATTACATCTGATTCAGGATTTGGTGAAATCATTACATAGCTTGCCATCTTAAAAGCACTTATTCTCTTAATCTGAATCGAAGAATATACTTCCTTTTGGACTGACAAGTCTTCCTTAACCAAAGCGTCCAGTTTGCAGGCAAACAGTTCACTCATATCGACCAGCTTTGACAATTCCGGGGTTATTTCATCCGATTCCCATCTTGAAACGGTCTGTCTGGTAACATTCATTTTCTCTGCAAATTGTTCCTGGGTTATTTTTTTCTGTTTTCGCAAATAACTGATATTTGTACCTAAACTCATATAATTTCATCTCCATTTTTTATTTATCCATTGGCCTTTAGATTAAGTCTATTATATAGTATGAGATGAAATGTTAAAACCAATCACCACGCACTCTTTTGCAAATATTGTTACGTGGCACATTGCATTTTCTACCTTCTGCAGCTTTTCACCACAATCATATAAAAGGGGGACCCTGAGATAAGGGGTTTGTTGCAACAAGTGTTGCATATGTGTTTTATGCTATAGGCTACATATGAATCCCTCCATGCTGTTAATTTTACTAAACCTACTCATTTTATGTACTTCTCTATTTCTAAACGATCCTCTTTTTCAAGCAATTCTACCAATTTCTCTAAGTCCAATGTTTTATATTTCACTACACCGTATGTTTTAGCCCAATTTGCCAATTCACTTGTAACTAACGAATTAATTGCACCTGCAGCAAATATACCCATAGATTTCTTACCCATAGGTGCGTCTATATTCTTCGTTTGTTCTTGCATATGACGCATCGCACCCTCTATTTCAAGTTTCATTTCTTTGGAAATTCTTGTCCTTGTAGGCCTCATAAGAGTAACTTCTAGCACAATATTTGTGTTTCCAACGGTTACTACAAAATCAGGTTTTTGTGGTACCGGATGCGGAATATTATATGTTCCCATATTTACACTGCTTTGATAATCATCAATTACCTTTTTAGCTTTCAGCTTTTTTAATAGCATTGCAAAATATAATTCTAGATACGCACCTCGATACATTTTCACATTTGATACAGTTTTTCCGGTAAGCATACTAAACATGTCTAACTGTTTTTGAATCCTTGTCGTTATGCCCTTTTTTGTATACAATTCTCTTATTTCTAAAATTATCTCTTTTTTAGACAATACTACACTTGTAGAAAGAAGTGTTTTTGTAACCTCTACAGGCGATGATGAACTCGAAACATTAATATTTGCTGCCGGAACAGTATCCGTCATATCGTATACATGTGCAATATAAGAATTTGTTGGAAAAGTATATATTATTTCTTTTTCCTTGCCGCGCAACTCAAATTCTTGATTGTTCATCTCTGATTTAGTTGAATTCTCTACTTGAATATATGTATCTATTGAAGTTTTGTTTTTTATTTCTATCTCAATTGGATATTCAATACCATCCTGACAATAATAATAATCCCACATCTTTCTTTCATCATGTGAAAATTTCAACGTATCCCTTGCGCCATATAAAAGAATGATACGGTTTACCTCTACAATTTTAGCCGGCTTAATTTGCAAGGCAGTAATCTTCTTTACTTTCTTTGTTCCGGGATTTGAAATCTTTTTCTTACACCTTTCAACTAATCCTGTCGCTTCACAAAGAGACATAAAGTATCCTGCTGATGGAGCTTTCTTAAGTGCAATATTACCAAATTTTGTTGTTGCAAATTTTTTCTTCTGCTTGTCTCTGTAGATATATCTTTTACTTCTATAATCTCGTATTTTTGTAATAGTCTTAGTTAAATCCCTCTCCTTTTTTGATGTTAATACAAACAATGCCATCTCTTCCATATCGATATATTCCAATTGTAACAATAATTTCAACACATATCTAAAAGGGTAAATGGATACGTCCTCACATTTGGGTTGACTTGGATTCGTTAGTTGAATTTTAATCATCTGTTGCTTCCATTCATCAGCCTCGGATATCAAATGACCAATCGGCTTAGCCAGTGTATGTCCCTTATTAATCAACTCTACTCGATGATTATTTAAAAATTTATATCCTATATCTGTAATCACTATTCTATCATTAACTACTTTAATAAACCCCATATATTGAGCTAAAGCCTTTGTAGTTCTTGCAGCTTGAGGTTGCATAGTCCCCGACTTAGATGCCCCATAGTCCACCCTCATTTTTGTAGCCACTTTCGACTGATTTGCTGCGTTAAAATTACAGCATGATGGATATGCATCTAATACAGCTAAAAAGGCTAATGTTTGATAAACATTACACCTCTTCGGAACTATCCATTTATCTAGCTCTCCCACTGTTCTTCCCATGGTAATATTCCTCCAACACTTTTTGTTTCTTCCTTCTCATCTCTGCAATTACTGTCACTGGTTTTCATTTATTTTTCAAATCTACTCTTAATTCCTTCACGTGTGTTGCTTGTCAAAATCTCAACCAATTCTTTATCTGTAATACAATGCAATTCAATTCCGTAAGGAGCTATTGTAGATTTCATTGCAGCAGTATTTCTCTCATGAATTGTCGGAGCACAAAATACCCCTACAACATCTTTTCCTGACTCTTGCTTATATAATCTAATATGATCCGGCACCGACGAACCCTCTGCACTAAACTGTAACGCTTTTGCCTTGATTGTTGTTAATTCAACAACTATATGTAAATCATTAATTACAAACACCATATCTGGCGTACCAGTTTTTCCACCTGGTGCCTGTGTTGGTAATCCATACTTACCAATCTTACCATTCCAAATTACTTCATCAATGACTCTTTCCATTTTAAGAATATTAAGCATTTTATATACATAATATTCAAAATATGCGCCTCTCAGAGACTTATCACCTGTCTTATCAATTCCTGTAACTTTAGCCAAGGTATTTAAATAATTCAATGTCTTTCCAGCAAAATTAGCAGCTTCACAATGTTCTATGATTTCTTTAGCCACATCCTCCAATGTTTCATTTACTACTACAGCATTACTTAATCGACCTTCAATTTCATATTCTCTCTGCTCGAATGTAGGACAGATATTAAGCGTCTCCAATTCGTCTCCGGTTGAAATATCTATGATTTTCACATCATACTGCTCATTAACAAACATAGGGAACTGTAAAACACCATTTTCATCGATCAAATCATCATACTTGCATACTCCATCCTTAAATACCTGTATCAGGAAACTACTACTAGCTTTATTTATAACTGAAACATCTATCGGCGGATAATCTCTGCTAGGATCACCAATATAATCAATCCACAACTGCAAATTATCTTCAAAATCATATATTTCTGTATTTTGATATTTGGAATTCAACATCTCTTCTACATATTCCATATATGTATCATTGATTTTCAAAGCCGCAATTGCACCATTTCTGTTATTTGGAGTTACTTTCAATTTATCCATAATACCAGTAATTTGGCAAAGTGAAATAAAGTAACTGGCAGAAGAAGCCTTAACCAATGTAATATTTCCGATATGCGTACTCTTAAATGCATTAATGAGAGCTTCTCTACTTCCCATAGGTAATTTGCGAAAATTCTCAATTTCCTGAACTATCACATCAACTTCATCTTCGTTTCTAACCTTAAACAGAAAATATGCAATCTCTTCTTGATCCAAATACCCAACTTCCAACAGCACTTTCAACATAAACCTGAACGGAAATACATATATATTTTCGCAATCTTTATTTATTACCGGATTTGTAATCTGCAATTTCTCCATCTGTTTCAGAACCGTCTCTGATTCTGTTATCAACAAGTTCTTACCAGCAACAAGATTCGGAACTTTTACCAACTCATCCTTATGCTTATGCCACAAAGCCATCCCTGCTTCTGTAAGACAAATTGTATTTGGCGTACTTTCTGTATTAACATAAAGAAAGCCTAAATATTGAGGAATTGATGCCACTAATGTTCGAATTGCTTGTGGTGATATATTTTTTCCATCCTTGGTTGCTCCCCATTTTTTCAGATTAACTCCTAGATTATTCTGTTTTTGCGGATTCCAACTTGTCCCATCATACTTTCTTTCAATTATTCCATCAATCAAGCAGATTGTTTGATGCAAATTAACTCTCTTAGGTATCAACCATATTTCCTTAGTCCTATTTTTTTGTGCCATAACTAAACTCCCTTTTCCAATACCAATACATAATCCTTGCTAATCTTTCCGCCCATACCTTTTCTAGGTATTCTTATATAAGGATTTTGTATTATATAGTTAAAATATTGCACTGTTTTGAAACCCATTTTATTTGCTATCTCTTCTATTACCCTCCAGCTTTCAACATTAACTTTTCTAATTGTACTGTTACCAATAACAATCACATACTTACCACCTATATTCATCTGACCATAAACACATCGTAAGTTATCTTCCATATCTTCAAAAAATTTCTTTACAATTAATGCCCGCTTCTCGTCTTGCTCGGCAATTTGATCATAATATACTTTTAATAGGGCACTTTTTTTCAAAATACCAAGCTCACTTTTTTCTTTTTTAGTATTTATTTTTTCAGTTCCCACATACTGGCCCTTTTTTTCCCTTAACATTTCCTCTGTCAAAGTAGCTAACCATAAATTTTCAAGCCGCATAGTTCTACCATAATCAAACGCATTAATATACGGGGGCGATGTAATTGCTAAATCAATTCCAAATGGTACTGAAAATTCCAATGCATCGCCTTGTACAATTTCTGTATTTCCCATCTTTTCAACATGCAATAATTCCTGCATCATTTGTTTATATCTACGAAAAACAGATGTAAACTCTTTTTCAACGGTTGGTGGGGTTTTAATAATTTTATTCGACACATATGGTTTGGGAGATGTATCATCTGCATTAGATACTCTTTTTATTATTGAAACCATACAAAGTTTAAAAAAGTCTCGTACATCCGCATCCGTAATATTTTCAATATATACCTTCATTTTACCAAGTTCATTTATCGTAGTTTCAGAAAACCAATGTTCCAAATTGGCAATCACAGGTATAAATGATTCAACATCTTCTTGTTCAATTGTATTTATAATCTCTGAATAATATTGATCTAATAATTTCATTTGTTCTGTCCCCAAAACCGTTGTCTTTACCTTTATTATTAGTTTAGCAATATCATCGATTTCTGTACCATATGCATCAAGCCCATTTACATTAGCTTCCAATAATGTTGTTCCACTTCCTGAAAATGGATCAAAAATAACTCCGCTTTTTCCAGAAAGATATGTATTGATCCCCCATCTGGGAATTTCCGGTATAAATTTACATGGATATTTAAACATTCCATGTGTATAGGAATTCGGATTTGCCTGCTTTATTGTATAGGTTGCTCCAGTTTGGATATCTACAGGCAATGATTCAACTTCTATTATTTGTTCTTTACTAGGCATACAACACTCTCCCTTAAATATTTTCCAGTTTCTTTTGTCATCTCATATTGCTGAGAGCTCGTAATAATATATCTATCTACTTCTATTTTATCAACCTTAAAGCCTATCTTTTCAGCATACTCTGCCAATATTAAATCAGCCGGAAATACAATTCCTCCATATGCTGAATTTCCAACAACTATGCAGCAAAAACCTTTGTCATCTAAAGCCTTATAGCTTTCATCTAATACTTTGAACATATCGTCATAATATAATTGAAGCATTTTAGGTATTTTTTTATCCCATAATTCTTTTTTTTGTAATTCGACCAATAGCCTTGACAACGTCTCACTTTTTGATTGCACTTCTACATTCAAATCACCATTTAGATGAGAATGCAAAGAAGCATTTCTTAATTTCTTTAAATCAGAATACTCTGATACAAACTTGCCAAACCATAACTCCAACTTGTAAATTTCTGTATAATCAAAACAATTGGCATATGGCGGTGAAAAAACTATCCCTTCTATGCTATCCGGTTTTACTCGCTTTGGCATATTTAAACAAGATTCATTATATACAGTTGCCTCTCCGACACTTTTACTTTTAAGTAAATCAATATACATATTTTGATATTCTTCTAAAAGCAGCACTCTGGCATCATCTACAGTAATTATTCTGGGCTTAACATATTTTTTTATTTTTAATCCATTTCCCGCTTTTCTATAATTGCACAAAGGCTCTAAACATGCCAACCAGCCTAATTTTAATAAATTAATTATTCTTTCATCTGCGTCACATAAGTCAATAAGCAAACCTATATTCATGTAATACTTTTCAATTTCACTTTCAAAAACTTTTTCACTAATAGATAGCTTTGGTAATACATATTCATTATCCGCATTTTCAGCATTCTGTAGTATTTCCTCATATTTTCCCTTAAACTGTTCTATGATTTCTTTTGTATACTGCTCTAATTTGCACTTTGACAAAAAGAAAGAAAAAGGATTTACCTCAAACCCAACTCCTGAATACCCCATATCATTTGCTGCTAATAATGTACTGCCGCTTCCCGAAAATGGATCAAGTATAATTCCTTCTTTATGTCTTGAATACTCTTTTATTAATTGTTCTACTAATTCAACAGAAAATCCCTCTTTATACCTATACCATCTTTGAAAAGGTTTATTCAAATCATCTGAGTAATTCAACAAACTTGTATATGTCGCATTAGCACTTTCGGGATATATAACTCTATATTTATTTTCAAGATCTACAAATTTGTCATAATATGCTTTCATTCTCTTATATCTTCCATCTTCTGGTTTTTCAGTGCCAGAAGGTATTAACCATGTTTTCCCTTTTTTAACAGCCCCTGCAAGTCTACCGTCCTCGCACAAAAGTGCCACTCGTCTTGCGCTTATATTCCATTGTTCTGATATTTCTTTAGTCGTTAAAAATTCCATAGTTTATCCCCCTGCATATTGCAAGCACGCTTGCTATACTGCACCAATAGAGAGTTCGGAAGTTTACTTCCAAACTTCTTCCTCCATTCGTTTCATTTTATATTATATTCTGTTATCTGAATAATAGCAAGAACTTTCCACAAACATTTGTTCTTTTTATGATTATAGAAAACATAGACTATTCCGCAAACAAGCAGCCTCGTTAGTTACCAATGAAATTTTTTGTGTTTTTGAGGTATCTGACAGAATTTTAGGGAATGAAGAAATCCCCGAAAACACAAGGTTTCGGGGATTGTTGCTCTTTTTTGATATTCGCTTGAATTATCTCTTTGATAGTTCCGAATGTCTAAAACAAGGCATTTTCAAGCACTTTGTTAGTTACATGTCAGTTATCCAAACTTTTGTATATGTTCCCGCAGTGCTTTTATTATACCGCATCCTTGAATTTTTACCATCTTTTCCGGATTTTACAACTGTTCAAACTGAACATGTTCGGATGCTCCGGACAAATAAAGGTCGTCGATTGTTCTGACCATCTTCTTTCCGTCTACCGTGTGAATCTCTTTCACATAGTACGACTGACCTCTTGAGGCACGTCCGCAGACGTTCGTGTTCCCCCAGTTCGGAGAGCGTCGCAGGTTGAGCGTTCCGTCACAAATGACCGTCACTTTCATTGTACCCTGCGGAACAATTACCGTGTCAGATTCCGACACATTCCCCTGCTGCCCGCTGTCACCGTCTCCGGATGCTCCTGCGTTGTCCTGCTGCCCGTCGCCCGCTCCGGTGTCTGTTCCCTGCTGTGGCTGCGTATTTGCCCCATTCTGCCCGTTTTCCGGTTCGGGTGGCATATTTCGCCCGTCATCGTTTCCGCTGCCTGTGGCTGCTCCTGCGTCGCCTGTGGACGCTCCTGCGTTGTCCTGCTGCCCGTCGTCCGCTCCGGTGTTCCCTGTCACTGCTGCGACGGTCGCTGCGTCCACCGTGCCGACCTTGTTCCCGTCTGCGTCGTATGCGTTGACGCTCCCGTCCGGATTGGTCTGCAATGCCCCCTCCGGAACATTCTCCGTCATCCCGATAACGACAACACCTTTTTCATCCCACACGGTCGCCTCTGTTCCTGCTGCCACCGCCTTGTCGAACGCTTTTCTCGCCCCGTCCAGTGTCTTGTATTCCTTGCACTCCTCTTTCTTGAACTCTTTTCCTTTTCCCAAATAATACAACATGATTCTCTCCTCCTTATTTTCTCAAATACTCACTTGATGCGAAACCCGTCTGACCCTTATAAACTACATAAAGCCATTTCACACCGGACACCGATGTATAATATCCGTAGCACTGCACTTTTGAACCGTGAGGCATTGTTGTTATGATTGGCTTTGATGTTCCTGCTCCTGCCCGCAACCTCAATCCGTCCGTTGCTGTGACCTTATATGTTCCGGATAATGATTTTTCTCTGCTTTGTGCTGCGTCCAGTTTTACGGATGCACCTGCTGCCTGTTGTGTTCCGGATGCGTTCGGTGTCTGACCTGTTGCACCGTCGAACATTTCTTTTTCTGCTGCCCTGCGTCTCACGAGACCATTCAACACGACACCTTTTGCCTTGTTATACTTCGGGATGCTCTCGCTGATTTCCGCAATACTCCTCCTGCCTCCATCAAGTAACTTTTTCAAATTGCCACTCCCGCAGTTAAATGTGAAACTCACAAGAGCGTCAAATTGATTCTGTGTCCATCTGTATGTGTTGAAATAACTGTACACCGCCTTTTCTGCGTTCCTGCAATCTGCTTTGAGGAACTCGTCTGCCTGTGCCTGTGTAATGGTCATTCCGCTCGTCACTCCCGATGTGTGACCGTAGCCTATTGTTAAAACTCCCCCGATGTCCTTGTATGCTTTCAACCTGCATCCCTCGAAATCTTTTATGAGTTTCAGTCCTGCGGAACTCAATTTCATTCCCGTTCCGGATGCGGTCGGTTCTGCTGCTCCTGCGGATGTGATTCCTGCTGCCTTGAGCGTTTGTGATGCCTTTGCACCGTTATCCAGTCCGCAGACTGTATGTGACGACGCTTTGACATATATTGCACCCCTCACACAATAGTCTGCACTTTGCAGATATTTCTTTTCTGTGATGATAGTATATCCCGCTGCTTTCAATGCTGCTTTCATCGTCGATGTCGTCCATCCGTTTGACCCGTATGTGACACCCTTTGCACCGGATGCTACTGCACAAACATTCTGAAACGCAGAACAGTCCGCATTGCATTTTTTCGTAATTTTTGACAAGTCATAGTTGACCGCTTTTGCAAGCGTGTTCAATGTGTTTCGGTTATCCGTTCCAAATTGCGAATATCCGATGTTGTTATTCCTGCACCCTGCCTCACACGCTTTCGCATGTTTCTCCCGAACATTCGCATCCGGATGAATCGCCACAAAATCAGCGTTCATATTGTACCAGTCACGAACGCAAACCTCTTTTCCGGTCTGGTCTCCCGCAGCACCGTTCACACCTCTGCCCTCCGGTCTGCTTGCATGTCCGATTCTCACGCTCATTCCGATTCCCCCTTTTTCTCACCTGCTACAAGACTTTGAACCGCCTTGTTACTGTCAAGCATGTCTTTCATTTTCTCAAGAGCCTCGTCCACCATCATCGAAAACATCTCGAATGTGATGACCTCTGCAAGCCACCCAAACCTCGACACGAACATGTCATATACATACCGGAGTTTGAGTTTTCCTGTTCCTGCTCCCAGTTCTTTTTCTGCGACCGTGACTGCGTACAACAACCACTCCCGCACTTTGTTCAACTGCTTGTCACTCGGCATTTTGAAAAAGGCATAAACCGTATATCCCGCACCGGATGCCAGTGCTATTCCTGCCACGATAACAAACCAGTATTCAGTGATGAATTTCATCATCCTTTCGCCTCCTCGCTCTGCTCCGGTTCGTCCTCGTGCTGTTTATCTGAATTTTTCTTTGTTACCGTTTTTACTGACTTTATGAGTGCCAGTGCTCCTCCCTCCACCGATAGGAAACGGAATACATTCTCTATCAGTGTTGACGGTTCTTGTCCTATCCTCACAAACACAATTATCATCACGACTGTAAAAATAAAAGCTGCAAGAATCATACAGATAACAACACGATTCATGAACTGACCGGAGACTTTGTTTTTCCGCTTTGCTGCCCGCTGCTCTATCCGGTACATTTTCCGCTTGTGCCGGAGATACCTGCGACGCTCTGCTTTCGTCATCCTGTTTCTATTCATTTGTTGCCTCCTACTGTGAGTTGATTCCTGCCTGTTCCCGCCCTCCTGTTATTGGTCGGTTTTTACCCCGTCCAGTCTCTTGTGATAACTTTTCAATGACTGCTCCACCGCAACGACCCGCTCACGGAGGTTCTGCACCTCTGCGTTTGTCTCACGGTAATCACGTTTGATGTCCTTGACATCATCTGCGATGTTCTCCAGTTTCGTCATCAAAAGTGTGTGTGTTGCTGCCCTGTCCTCCGTCTCCTGCTCCGTGTCTTTTTTGTCATTCCTGCTTTTTGAGGAAATACCGAAAAAGATTGCAAATGCGACAGAGATTCCGGACAATAACAGTGATAACTCGACCGTCAACGTCTACTCCTTTCCGAACGTCGCCTCGATGTCGTCAGTGTCGCAAAATCTCCGTGAATGATATTCGATGACATCCAGTTCCCTGTCTGCCTCTTTCACCTGCTGCCGGAGGTCTGCTTTCACCGCCTCCTCGATTTTCGACTGTTCAATGATTTCCTGCTGTTTCTTCACGATGTCCGACAATGTGTTTGTCACGTCGCACATCCGTGATATTATTTCAAGCGGACTCATGCTGTCTCACTTTCCGGATATGCTTCACCCGTGATGTAGGCATATTCCTCCGCTGAAATACTTCCCTTTGCTACACGCTCCGCAACCTGCTCTTTCGTGAGTTTCTTCCCGTATAACCTTTTCAGACTTTCGACCAACATTCTCATTTAAATCAACCCCTCCTCAATCAACTGTTCCGTGTACCTGTCGATGACTGCGTTCTCATTGAACTCTGTCACCGATGCCACGATTCCCGCTGTGTTATCCGCAACAACCTCCTGCATGAGCCTCAACCGCCCGTATTCCTCCAGTGTCAATTCCCTCTCCTCCCGCTGCCATCCGGTCACTTTCGTTCCGTCTGCCTCGGTCTTTGTCTCCTGCCGGACATTTCTCCTCTGATATACTGTCGTCGGTGACAGTGTCGTGTCGAACTCCTCCGGCTTGACCGCCTCCGTTCCGAACACTTCTCTCCATTCTTTCATGCTTTTCTCGCTCCTTTCGCTTTGAATGTTTGCTCACTATCTTTTTTAACTTCTTTACATTCACATGAGGCTTTATCCGCTGCAAATACATGTCATAGGTGTCTGTGTTGGATATATACCCCATGTATGACAATATTGCGGTTGCGTCATACCATGTGATTTTCGGTTTCTTCGCAACCCTGTTCACCTTTCTTGTGCAGCTTAACATGATAGATTCCCGCAGGATTGTCTTGTCGTGATAGAACTGGAATCCCATAAAATCAAGCGGTCTCCCTTTCCTTGCTCCGGTCTTTCTTTCTATGTAGTCAAACCGGAACACCTGCCAGTTTCCTTTCATCTGCAAATTGAAATGTTCATGCAGATATGTCTCGATGCTCTGCTGCATCCGGTGTAATTCCTTTTTATTCTTTCCGAACACGACCATGTCGTCCATATACCGGATATAATGCACCGCCCTCAACTGTTCCTTGATGTAGTGGTCAAGAGGCTGCAACATGAAATTCGATAGCCACTGCGATGTGTAAAACCCTAAAGGCAAACCCACCTCACTCCCGTCAATAATCAGTTCGAGGATGTACAACATCCGCTTGTCTCTGATTTTCTTTGCAAGCCACCCTTTGAGGACATCATGGTCAACGCTCTCGAAAAAGTGTCGAATATCCATCTTGAAGACATATTTGCAATTCTTTTTGTCCGTCTGAATCCATTTCTCAATGTACCGTTTCCCGTAGTGTGCCCCTCGGTTCGGAACACTCCCGCAGGAAAACTCATACATCCCTTTCATGAATATGTCATAACAGGCAGCGACAACGATGTGATGAATCACCTGCTCATAGTTGTAACGAGGTTTTTCAATCATTCTCGTTTTCTTGCTCGTTCCCTCATTGATGCACACTTTTCCGTGTCTCGACGGTTTCCAAGCTTTCTCCGGATGCGGTACGTCGTACCACTCCGGTGCTGTGTTCTCAAGCTGCTCGATGACGTTCTCGACATGCTTTTGAATGTTGTTCGGGTCTAATATCACCGCAACGTCCGGACGCTCTGTCTTGCCCTTTGCTGCCTTGTGAAATTTCTTCTCAACATTGCTATGCTCTAACATAGGCTTATACAGGTTATTGACGGATTTATTTCCCATTCTTTCTTATCACCTCAAGGTCTTTCTGATGCTCTTACTCGACCCTGCCTGCATCGGTACAATTTCCACTGGTTAGATGTATTTCAACACCCTGCGGTGTAGGAAAAAGGTGTGCTTTTGATTAAACGCTCCGTCATTTGATAAGATTGGCTCGCCACGATGTTCGTGTTCACGTTCGACGCAAGGTTGTTCACATTCCAGTACGACAAACCACACTTCGACCCGTTGCTGCGGTTGCCACCGAACAGGGCAAGGACGCACACCGATTCCCCTGTCATGTCAAGGTCATCATTTTTTCATGTCGGAGATTCTATCATAATTTTTCCCGTTTGTGTCGGTCGCTCGCCCTCTTTCCAAAATCATGGAAAATCCCGCTCCGCTCAATATCTCGGAGGGTAAACCCTCCGAACCTCCCTTTGCGGGGGAGTAAACTCCCCCGTTCCCCCTCTGCTGCTACGCAGCAACAGGCGGTTTACAAGAAAGGCTCGCCACGATGTTCGTGGACACGCTCGACGCAAGGTGGTCCACAGACCAGAACGACAAACCACACCTCGACCCGTCGCCGCGGCAGCCACCGAACAGGGCAACTCTGATGTCGGCTGCATTGAACCAACACCCGTCACATTCATAGGTCGTTTCACTTCCGGACACAACGGTCGGAATCCTGCCGACATCCGCTGCCATTTCCATTCTTGAGATATATCCTCCGGATGTTCCTGTCACGGTCATTCCGGTGTTGATGTACCCCTCGCCCGTCACATTGTACGGGGGAACAGGCTTGATGTAATAGACACCGTTAATCAGCAGCAACCCCCGCAGACGTTTCCAGTAGTTTGCAAAGAAGTTCTCGCAGTAAAATACTTTGACCGCCTGTGTCGTTGTCGTGAACCCGAAAAACTGTCCTTTCCCGTTGAGTGTTCCGGTCTGCAAGAAATTGTCGGAGTTGCTGTTTCCGTTTCCGAACTTGCCCTGTGAATTGGTGCTCTTTGAAATCATCGTACACATTTCATACATGAGGGTGATTTCTGAAAACGACTGCTTATCCCACCGCTCACCGTTCTGTTTTGCTGCGGTCGTCTCCTGCTCGTCTGTCATGGATGCGGTCGGTGTCTGTCCGGACAGGGAACGCAGACGATTGTTGATGACTGCTCCCTCATACATCGGGAAATATGTCACGGGCAGAATGTTTCCGTCTGCGTCAGTGTGTGCGTATGCCTTGTATGTGTCATCATACTGGGTTTCGCAGAACACGACGAAATCATAATTGTTCTTTGACCACCGCTTGACCCAAATCAGCGGAATCTCTGACATCGCATTTCCCCCGTATGAGGTCTTTGCAATGTCGGACGGTGTTCCGTCCAGTTTGAGGGCATGATTCTCATGATTCAGTTCATAGTCAACCGTTCCGTCTGTCCTTACCATGACCGGACGGTTGTTCTTTACGAACCAAATGTCGCCCCAGTCTCCATAATCGAACCCGCCTCCGGAGAAATTCATTCCTGCGGGTGTCATCCCGACCGCATCAAACAGATATGTGACACGGGTCGCCGGATTGCTGTCAAGGCGGTTGATTCTCATTCCGTACCGTTTCGGCTTTTCCTCTGCCCCCTTGATGATTTTCCTTGTGTTCTCAAGAATCTCCTGTGATGTCGATTCTTTCGCCATGAATATTCTTTCACCTGCTGCCATTACTGCGTTACCTCCTCGCCTGTTGTTTTCTCCATTTCCTCAAAATAGAGCGTACCGTTTGAAATACCCATCCGGTATTTGATAGCTGTCGCATCGTCCGTCAGTTCAACGGTCGTCGCCATCGCCTTGATTTCTGCAATGTACTCCTCGCCCCTTTTGACCATGTCGTCATAATAGGCTTTTGCATCCGTGTCCATGCCCTCTTTGATTTCTCTGACCTCCTCGATGTCAAATGCAACGGGTAACTGCATGAACTCGGTCGAACCATTCCCGATGCGAATGATTCTGTGACCGCTCGGTGTGGTCTCAAGACCCAGTTCCCCGTCATCGAGAACTCTTTTCGCCTCCGTCCACTCGGCGGTCGTGCCTTTCTTGATTGTGATTGTAGCTGTCGCCATTTCCTTTCACCTCTTTTCTAAATTGTGTGTGACGTTCCTGCAATGTATTTATCATAGTCCGTCGTGAACGGTGTTCCTCCCTTGACCAGTAAAAGGTCGGTTGATGACGGTGTTCCTCCGTCCACATTGACATTGATGTCCTTTTCCAGTTCACGGATGCGGTCATAATAATCTCTTACCGCAAGCAGAATCGCATCAAGTCCGGACTGGGATATGATGATTCTGTTCGCCTCCTCCGTCGCTGTCAGACACTTCTCCGTCTGTGCGACTGCTGCCTCCATCGCATCGACACACTTTGCGATTGCCTTTGCGGTGTCATCCTCCCTCCGGCTCTCTCTGATTTCCCTCGCCCGCTCTGCGGTCTCTCTCAACCTCTCCTGTGCCTCTCTGATTGCCTCTGCTGCCTCAATAGCGTTCTGTGTGTCCTGTGCAATCTGTAAAGCCTCTCTCGCTGCGTGAATGGTGTTCTCAAGCCTCGTATATTCTCCGGAGTGCATGATTCCCGCATCGTCTCTCTGTGACGGAAAAATCTCCATTTCAAAATTCGCACTTGTCAGCAACGCACCGTTTTGATATAGCTGCACCTCGCAAACCGCTGTTCCGTGTGCCATCAACATTCCCCTCGTGAGAGGAATGAGAGCCTCGTTTCCTAACCTCTCACCGTCGTTGTGAACATGCGTCCTGTCCGGCTTTGTCATGTTGACAATGACCTCCACATTGTCCGGTATCTCATACACGACACCGTCCTCCATGAGTGTCACCCCGACATAGCGTGTTCCCATATCCATTTGTTTTGCAGCGACCGCAAAGTGCTGTGTGTCTCCGTACAAATCAACCTTAATGTGTCTTATAATCTCCATACTGTCTCACCTCCTCACGACAATTCCTGCTCTGTCTTTTGAACCTCCTCGAATGACAACCTTGTGTTTGCCAGTTCGACCTTGTTCTTTTCCCGTGTCTGCGGGTATTCGTAAAACTTCACGATGCGGTGGCTTTCTCTGATTCCCGTTGACTTTGAAATCAGCAGCACCGTGTCTCCCAGTGCGATGCTGAACACTTCCTTGTGTTCCTCTGACTGCTCCGCAAGGTTGACAACGTCCGCTGTGTATGATTTATAAGGCTTTGAGATTTCATCCAGTTTCGCCTCCGCATCCTCTTTCAGTGATTCAACGTCCGTGTATCTTTCATCTTTCCACGTCATTGTTTTCACTTTTTTTGAATACTGATAATTTTCGATGTAATTTTTCCCGCCAATGTTCAGCATCAACCCGTCTTTCCCGACCGGAATGAGCCTCGTTGCAAAATCGTATGAATTTGACTGCACCTGCAATCTTTTGAGGTTCAGACGTTCGATGAAATATGCTCCCCTGTCCTCACCATATTTCTCATATATCGAAATCTCTTTGCAGACAGAATCGAACACAATCTCGCATCTGTATGTTGTGATTGCCTGTTGTGCGACATCCCATGCGGAACAGTTCTGCTCAATGCGGACTGTCCTTTTCTTCGTGACATCACACCGGATGACCCTCCATCCTGTTCCGGACACTGCCTCGGTCAGACATTGCTCCACCGTCTTTTCAACTGTCTCGAATCCCTGCGGGTACTGCTTGCCCTCCAGTTCCTCGACGTTCAATGTTCCGGTGCATTTGAACCATTCCCCGCTCGGTTCAACCTGCTTGATGACAAATTCATCCTTGTCGGTTCTGATGTAGCCCTCCTCTTTGATTGAGGATGCAAAACGGTTCGTCCTGCGGAACTCGAACGTGATTTCCTTGTCTCCGGTTTTTAGTGTGCTCGTGATGCAGGTGTCTTTGATTCCGGACAATATACACACTTTCTCATGTGAATCATTGTATAACTCCATTCTGCTGCCTCCTATAACCACATAGGCTTATACTGCAATGTGATGATTGCGTTCCGGTCGGAAAATATGAGGTGATGTGCTTTTTTTGCTCCTGTCAGCAGATACGGAAATTCCATCAAATACACGTCTCCGAACTTGTTCTGTCCGTCCATTGTGACGAATCCTGTCTCACCGTCGATGATGACTGTTGAACCTCTCGGAATCGTGCTGATGACTATTTCTCCGGACGGAAAACCATTGATTCTCAATTCCTCGATGTATTCCGTCGCTGTGATTGTCAGCTTGCACGGTGTCGTTCTGTTCCCTGCTGCCTCGAATTTCATTTCATGCGTGTTCTGCCATTTCAATTCCACCTCATTGCTGAACCAGTAACCCGTGAATTTGAACTCCGCTGTGTACCGTTCTTTTGTGATGGTCTTGTTCAACGTGTTCCCCGTCATGTACCCTTTGAAGTGTCTGCTATATCCGTCAAGCGTCAGAACAACTCCCTTTTGCAGTTCTGCATTGAAGTCACTGACATGTCGCTGCACTTCGTCTCTGTTCCTGCCTCTGAATAACACATTGACCGTCAATCCGGACAGTGGTGTGTATGTCTCCGATTCTGACGGTGTCAATGCCCCGTCGAACATTTCCACCGTCACATTTGTCTGCGGAGGCTCGAAATCAACTGTCAACTGTTTCGCATCGAATGAACGAATGTCCTTGTCGTCAATTTTCATGTCTTACCTCCGTTTCTTTGTTGCTATCGCAAGATTATCACTGACCTTTTCAGTCGTCCGGCTTGCCACCTCGTCACTGTCGATGTAGTTGTGAACCTCAATAAAAGCGTTCACATTCTGGTTGATTGCTTTTAGTTTCCGGTCAAGCATCGAGTTCAACTGTGTGTAAAACTCTGCCAGTGGCAAGATTGCCTCTGCTCCTGCCTCCCCTCCGACCATGAGCCTCGTTCCGTTCATCCCGAACACGGTCGGGTTCATCATGATACCGCCTGTTTTGTACCACTCTACTCCGAAATGTGGAGCTGACGGAGGGTTCAGACTGAACGAACCGGATATTGAGAAATGAGGCAGCTTGATACTCGGCAACGACCACGAGAAATTGAAAAAGCCTTTGATTTTCTCAATCGCTCCGGAGACGACGGATTTTGCAGCCTCCATCTTTTCGGAGAACTTTGCCCGTATGCTCTCCATGACCGAACCGACTGTTGACAGTGCGGAATTGAGTTTCGTCGAAAACGCTGTCTTTACTGCGTCAAGTTTCAACGATATGCTGTTTTTCGCTGCCTCTATTTTTGAGGTCGCTGTCGTTTTCAAATTCTCATATCCGGATGACCAGTTTGACTTGATGCTCTCCAGTTTTGAGGAGAAATTCGACCGTATTGTCTCTAACTTTGTGGCGACATTGCTCTTTGCTGCCTCCAGTTTAGACGCTGCTGTCGTTTTCAAATTCTCATATCCTGCCGACCAGTTCGTCTTGATGCTCTCGACCTTTGAACTGAATTTCTGTCTCAACGATTCCAGTTTTGAGGATGCGTTTGCGTTCCACTCCGACATTTTCGTCGAAATAGAGGTTTTCATGTTCTCCCATCCGGTCGATACTTTTGACTTGACCTCATTCACTTTGTTTGAGAACTCGGTCTTGAGTGACAACATTTTGTTGCTCGCATCTGTATTCCACTGCTGCATGGTCGTTGAAATCGTCGATTTCATGTGCGACCATCCCGTTGCAACATAGGTCTGTATTCCGGAGACTTTCTCGTGAAAATTTGTCCGGATTTCTGTCAGTTTCGTCGCTGCACTGTTTTTCCACTCGGTCATCTTTGTCGTGACAGTCGTTTTCATGTTTTCCCAACCGTCATGAACTTTTGTCTTTATCTCGTCGGTCTTTTCAGAGAACTTTGTCTTGAGGTCTGTCAGCTTTCCTCCGGTCAGATTGTCAACGAATGTGAATCCTGCGGAGTAATAACCTTTGATTCCCTCCCAACCTGCTGCAACGATTCCTTTGATACCGCCCCCGTTTTCCTCGTAGGCGGTTTTCATATTCCCCAGTTTTTCCTTTGCGGTGTCAACTGCTGCCCCCATGAACTTTGTGACAGTGTTTTTCACCGCTGAAAACGTCTTTATTGCTGCCTGTCCGACCGGACTGTTTGCAACTGCGTCTTTTATCTCATTTACCTTGTTGGTGACTGCCTCTTTTGCTTTTGAAAACGCTCCCGTGATTGTCTCTTTGATTGCGTTGAATTTTTCCTTGATATTGCCCCACAACTCCGACAGTTTTTCCTTGACCTTATCCCAGTTTTTATATAGGGCGATTCCTGCTGCAATGAGACCCGCAATCAGTGTCACAATCAGAATAATCGGACACAAGTTCATGACTGCGTTCAATGCTGTCTGTGCCACTGTCATTCCTCCGGTCACTGTGGTCGCTGCTGCTGTCGCTGTGGTATGTGCTGCCTCTGCTGCTGTTCCCGCTGCGTCCGCTGCTGCCCCTGCGGTCGTTGCTGCGGTCTTTGCGGTAATTTTCGCAATGATTCCCGCTACTCCGGACACGAATTGCTGTCCGGTTTTGATTGTCGTTGAGATTCCCTGTGCGACCTTTCCGAATCCGATTGCCAACGGTCCTATGGCAGCAACTACCAGTCGGACTTTTATGATTGTTTGCTGCTGCCCCTCGTCAAGCGATGTGAACCACTGTGTCAGTTCTTGAATCTTCTTTGTCACGTTCTCGATGACGGGTGCTGCTGCTGTCTGTGCGGTCGTCGCAAGTGTTGACAAGGCAAGTTTCGCATTGTTCATCGCTATCGTCGCATTGTCAATCGGGTCGAGTGTTCCGTTGTATGTATCTTCGACAACCGTTCCATATTCAGACATTGACGCAGACAGGCTCGTGAGGTCGATTCTGTTCTCTCTGATTGCGGTCGCCATCTCCGCAGCACCTTTTTTTCCGAACAGTTCCGTCGCAATCTGTAAAGCCTCTGTGTCCGTCTTTGCGTTCTTGATGCTGCCGATTGTCTCCTCCAGTGCAACATCCATCGACTTGCCCTCTGCGGTTGCGTTCTGCAAGGCTTTTTTCAGTCCTGCAAGTGCTGTCGTCGTGTCAACACCGTTTGCATCGAATTGAGCCATCAAATTGATAGCTTGAGGCAGCGACAACCCCATCTCTTTGAACGCTGAATTGTTATCAAGAACGTACTGCTCAAGCGAATCAACGGAGATTCCGGTCTCCTGTGCTTTTGAGGTCAGCAACCCCAACAGATTCCCCGTCTGTGATGCGTCGATGTTCCAAGCTTTCATGATTTTATCGACCTGGTCAACAGACTGCGTCACATTCGTTCCGTTGATGCTCGAAAACTGTATAAACTGCGTTGACAGGGTTTCCAGTTCCTCCCCTGTCGAATGAAATCTCGTGTTTACTTCCCCGATAGCCTCTCCGACCGTTGACATGTCCTCCGGCATTGAACCGAAAACATTGTCCGCAGACTTCGTCAATCCCTCCAGTGCCTCTCCGGTCGCTCCGGTCTTTGTCACTATCGTGTCATATCCCTCGTCGAGTTCCTTAAAAGCTGCGATTGACGCTGCTCCTATCGCTGCGATTCCGGCTGATACAACCGACATCTTTTTTCCAAAACTCTCCATTTTCTGTCCTGCTTTATCGCAGGATGCAGCAAACTCATTCAACTTGTGATTTTTGAGTTCGGAGTTGACTTTCTCCAGTTCTGCCTCCATCTCTGTGAGTTTTGTTTTTGCGTTGTTCGTCGCTATTGTCTGTTTTGACAGTGCGTTCTCGGTTCTCCCGATTGCGTCCTCATTGCTCTTATATTTCTGTTCGAGTTTTTCCAGTTCCTCTTTCAAGGCTTTTGACTGCTCGGAATCCTCTCCGGTCGCTTTGACCGAATCCTCGTGAGCTTTTTTCGCTGCCTCGATTTTAGTCTTGAGTTCCTCTTGCTTCGTCTTTTGCTCTGATAATTTCTTTGTCAACTGCTCCTGTTTTTCAGAGTTCAGTGACACGATATTTTTTTGAACTTCGATTTTTGCTGTGAGGTTTTCTGCTTTCGCCCTTAGTGCGTCTGCTGCTGAACCGAACGACTTCGCCTGTGCCTGTGCCAGTTTGAACTCGCTTGACAGTTCTTTCATCTGCTGTGCTGCCGACTTCATTTGCGACTGGTAATCAGACGAACTTGCTGAAATTTTCACGCTTGTATGTGCCATCGGTTCTCCTCCTCCCTGTTTATGTGTTCTCGTTCACCGTCTCAAGTTCAAATTTCAAATAATTCAGCAGTGCAACAATGTCCTCTTTCATACACTGCCCGTATGATTCCCGCAGGAGACGGATTGCAATTTTGACCACACGGTCGATAATCTCTCTGCATATCCTCCATGTGTTCTGTTCCTCGTGCTCCTCGTCCTCATACCCGTTTTCTTTGTCGTACTCGTCAAATGCTGATTCCTCTTTCTCGACTGGTTCTGCCTCGACAATATTCAGCAGTGCATCGGAGACGATGTTCTGCATGATAAAATGAATCCCTTTTGCTGCTGTCAGAAATTCGATGACATCCACCGCCCCCAGTTCATCAAGTGACATCCGGTTTCCGAAAATCTCTTGAATGATTCTCTTATTAAAAAACATTGCATCCGGTTTTCTTCCAGAACAGTTTTTCTCCATGAACGCAGCATATTTTTTGTACTGCTCCACTGTTATGTGGTTGACAAATATTCTTTCGTTCCTGCAAGTGACTGTTATTTCCGGAATCACTTGCCACTCGGAAAATTTTTCATCATCTGCTCCATGCGGGTGTTCATTTCATCCGCAATCCCCATGTCAATCATGTTAAATTCGAGGATGATTCCCGCTGCGTCCAGTCCGGTCTCTGCGTCCTTTAATTCTTCGACCGTGAACTGGTCTCCGTATGCCTTGCAGATAAACAACATCATCGCCTCGATTTCCTCTCTTGAATAACGCTTGCTTGCACGTTCTCCGGATGCGGTGTCGATTTTCTCTGCCAGTTCCAGATATTCCATGTATGTGTCCGCTGACATCTTCCCCATTTTGAACTCTTTGTGGTTTACGATTATTTTTCTATTCATTGAATTATCCTCCTGTTATATTTGCTCTTTTGCTGTTACGTCATACCTGCGGTTCTTCCCCGCCCTGGGGGTCTCCGGTCTCTCCGTTGTCAACATCCGCTGCGTCCGGATATTCCTGCACCGTAGAAAACCAGTTTTTGAGTGCTGTCGCTGCGTCCGTGTCCTCTGTCACGAGATTCGATTCATCAACCGAAATCTCATATTTTCCATCGAGTGCTCTTTCGTAAAAGCTGCCCTTGATGCTCTTTGTGGTCGGTGACAGTTTACCCTCTTTTGTGTTTGCCTCCTCGCTGATGCCCTCTGCAAACTTGCCGATATACAACCACTTAAACTCATACTTTCCGTTGAGTTTTCTTTCTCTCCACCCGATTGCGACCTCCGGTGCTCTGTCGTTTGCATTTTTCACAAGATAACCGTGTTTGTACAACTGCCCGAAAACGATTGCCCTGTCCTGCGGTGCAAGGGCATTGATTTCCAGTTCGACATCCGTTCCCTCATACGATGTGATGACCTCCTCCGTCTCGTCGTCGGAGTAGATTTTTTCTGATGTCCACTTTTCATCAATTTTGATTTTGATTGCCCTTGCCAGTTTCTGCGGGATTCCCGCAAGATACTGTGTTGACGTGTTCTCGGTGATTAAGGCGACATGGATGTCTTTGCAGCCACACGTCCTGCTCCTCACGGTTTTCGATACAGTATCACTCACCTGTGTAACTGTTTCTTTGACTTCGCTCATGATTATTCCTCGCTTTCATAGTATTTTGAAAATCTCTGTGCTTTCATATAGATTCCGTCCTCCGGCTTTGAATCGTCTCCGTTCCTGCCCTCGAATGAAAATCCACGCTGTTTCATGAGAGACTTGATTTCCCTTGCCAGTTCGACCTCGTCATCCCTTGAGAAAATGGTGACTTGCAGGGAAAGCGTCACTCCCTCCGCATCGTCATCCGAAAAATTGTCGTCGCTCTCCCCTAAATCCCACAAGGTCACATGACGCTCTTTGATGTCTTTGTCATACCACCCCTGCATCACAATGATTCCCCTGCTGCTGACTGGTTCGAGTGCCTCCGATGCGTCTTTTATGATGTCCGGACTGCTGCCCATGCTATCACCCCACTGTCCTGTCTAAATAATTTTGATATTCCTGTTCTGCGATTTTTTGCAGTTCTGCATCTGCCTCCCTGCCTGTCGCATAGATAAATTCTTGAGGCGGTCTGTAAATCGTTCCCCAGTTTATGAAACGGACATAAAAGTGACCGCCCTCGTCCTGCGTGTTCTTTTCCCACCCGACATCCGCTGTCGCTCCCGTTCCTTTCACTTTGACTTTTCCCATCGGTATTTCATCCGCTGCATGTGCGGACACCGACGACTTTGAACCGAATCCCCGACCACTCTTTGAAATGTCTGCTGATTTTGGCATTTTTCCGGACATGATTCTTTGAACGACTGGCTCGGCTTTCTCTGCGATTGTCTTGTTTACTTCCTTGATTTCCTCGTCGCTTGCTGCTGCCTCAAACGCTTTCACCAGTTCCTCAAGTCCTTTGAACTCCATTTCAACTTTCATTTCTCCACCTCCGTGTCAGAATGTGACACCCTATGCGACCGAACGACATTTCAGCAGCACCCACCCGTTGTCCGTGAACATCGGTGATGCGTCATAAATCTTGAACTCCGTTCCGTCGTACTCCGCAGAAAACTCTTTCATTTTCAGTCTGACCTCTTTCATTTTTTTGCAGTTCCGAACCTTGAACACAATCGTGTTCTCAAGACCTGTCTGCAATGCTGCGTATTTCTCATTTGTTCCCAAACTCTGAACCTCGCACCAACACTCATAGAACACGCTTGTCGTCGGCTTTTTCCTGCCCTCCGTGACCTCTGTGGTCGTTCTGATAATCTTCACCCGTCCGGTCGTCATGTCCTGCCACCTCCATAGATTTCTTTCAGCAGCATCGAGGAGACCGCATTTGTCACGCTCTTTGCATCTTTCTGATACTTTTCACGGTTGTCATACAGTTCTTTGACAAATGAGAAAACAAGCAATCTCTGACGGAATGTCAGATTGTACGGGTCGAAATCCGGAATCAAGTCCGACATTTCCTCGAATGTAGCCTCAAGCATGATTTCAACGATGTCCTCGTCGTCGTCATAGTCGATGTGGTCGTACTTTTTGCACTCCTCAAGCAGTTTTGTTTTATATTCCTTTTTCTCCTCGTCCGTCATTCTTCTCACCTGCTTTCATACGCAGGGCGGTTTTTCCCGCCCTGCTGCCTGTCTTGCTTACCCCTGCACAACTTCCGTGATTTCACCCTTGACGATTGCATCCTCGTCAACAGGCTGTACGTCGAAACGGTCACGAACCTTGATTCCGGTCATGTCTTTCTCCCACAAACCTGCTGCCTTGTCATTCATGTCAATGGTCATCACATTGCGGTCAAAGAGCGTGATTGCCTCTTTCATGTCACCGCAGAAAATCGGGTGCTTGTAACCTTTTACCGTGACCCCATCCGCATCGAGAATCGGTGTGGATTTCAGCACTTTCTTTGACATCTTCACAATCGGGTATTCACCGAAAAGCAGTTTTCCCTTTGTTTTCTGCGTCGGGTCTTTCTGCAAAATATAATTCCCGTCGCTGTCTTTCAGCTTATCAAGGTAATTGAACCCGCTCTGATTCGTGATGACCATTGATGTCGCTGCGATTGCAGGGTCGAGTGTCTCGTTGAAAATGTCCTTGAGGCTGTCGATGTTGGAAACGACCACCTCTTTCCCTGCGGTCATTGCGTTCATCACTTTCAGAATCATCATGTTTCTGGTCGCCTTTGTCTTTTTGGCAATCCATTTGTTGATGTATGCCATGATGTTCTGTGCGGTATCTTCGAGCAGTTCGGCGGTCATCTTTAAGATGCCACCCTTTTTCTTGATTGCGTATTTGACAGGCTTGAACGTCGGCTCATCCATCTCCGGAAAATCAGCAGCCTCGTCAACATTGTCGAACGGTACGGATTCCGCATCGACCTCAATGTTTCGAGTTCCGGTCTTTGTGGTGACACCCTCCACATTGACATACTGTTCGAGGTTGTCATCGCTGCGACGCAGTTCAATGATGTCGGTTCTGATGTCATCCGGAATAGTGACACCGATTCCGCTCTCTCCGTCCTCGTCCGGTGTCGCATCGGAGGTCAGTGCATCCTTGTACACCTTGACATCGTCCTCGTCCGGCTCTCTGTGGAAGAATCCCGCCTTGATGATGTTCACGAACGATTTGACGAGGTTCTTTTTGTCTGCCTTGCCTCCGCTGATGGTCTTTGCTTTTCCTGCTGTCACCTTGTCCTCGATTTCCTCGTGCTCCTCCTCGTCCAAATCAAAGAGGAGGTCGAATTTCTCCTGCAAGGTCTTGAGTTCCTCTTTCGCTGCCTTTGCCTTATCCAGTTTCCCCTCTGCCACAAGGCTCTTGACCTCGTTCTTTTTGTCGTTGATTGCTCTCAACAATTTCTGCATTTCTTTGTTCATGTCTCTTTTTCTCCTTTTTTAGATTCCGTACATGTCTAAATCTGCAAGAATATCCTGCTTTTCTGCCTCAATCCTTGCCTGTTCCCGCTGCTCCATCTCTGCGATGACTGCGTTGACAATGTCCTCGGTTTTCGTTTTCTGCAACTGCTCCGGAATATTTGCATATTTCTCAAAATAATCGGATGCACACGCTGCGACTGCTGCCTTTTCTTCGATTTCAACATCGAAATACTGTGCCAGTTCCGCACCGGAAAACCACTTTTCTTTTGCCATGAAAGACTTGATTTTGTCACGGGTGACACCCTCTTTTGTGTGCTCCTCGTAAACGTCGAGAATGGATTCCTCGCACAAATCAAGCTGCTTGATGACTTCCTTGAAATCATCTGCGTTCCCCCATGCCATGCAGAGTGGTTTGTGAATCATTGCTTGTGCTCCGGTCGCAAAATGCAGTTCATCACATGCGAACATGATGACCGATGCGATTGACGCTGCCATCCCGTCCACATATCCGACCTTGTGACCGCTGAATCTCTTTAACTGGTTGTAGATTGCCAGTCCTGCGAATACGTCACCGCCTCCGCTGTTGAAATAGATGTCAATGTCCTCATACCCCTCTAACTGATTTAGGAAATCCGCAATGTCCTGCGGGCATTTGTCCTCCTCGTACCACATTGATTCCCAAGTTGCTGAAACAATGTCTCCGTAGAAATACAAGGAACATCTGCTCTGTTCCTCATTGGTCTCAAAATCCAAATAGCCGACATTCTCGGTCTTTCCCGTGCGTTTATTCTTTTTTGTGAAATCAAAACGCTTTTTTAATGCCATTTTATTCACCTCCCTCCTCTGTTTCCTCGTCCTCTGCCTCGTCGGTTTCGTCCGGTTCGTTTTCGTCCGGCTGTTCTGCGTCCGGCTCTGTCTGTTCCTCCGGTTGCTCCGGTTCGTCGGTCTCCTCTGACTCGGTCTGACCGCCTTTCAAATATGCTGCACCCGCCTGTGTCAGCGGAATAACATTGCCATTTGCAAGCAGGACATCGCCACCCTCTGCATCGGGGAGGTCAAGTTTCCGTCTTGCCTCGTTCGACATCATGATTGACCCTGCGACACCCTCTTTCAGATATGACATTTGTGTCTTTGAATCTGTCCGGAACAAGACTTTTTCATTGAATTTGTAATAGAATCCGTCGTCCTGTTCCTCCTCGGTCATCATTTTGTAGTTGATTTCCTCCTCATACTGCTTGATGACGAACAGTTCCGTGTCAACATAGAATGACAACTGCTGCAATTCACTGTTTGCGTATGATGATTTTGAATAGTCGTTGATTTGGTTCGGCTTTACTCCGAACGCTGCTGCAATCTGCAACGCTGTGTATTTTTTCAGTTCAAAGAACTGTGAATCAGACAGTTTGATGTCAAGCGGTGTCAGCTTCATTCCTAACGGAACAGGAATGATTTTGCCCGTATTCTTTGCACCGCTCCCGAACTCCTCGAACGACTTAATCAGTGCGGTCTTTGCGGTCTCGTTCAGTTCTCCGGTATATTCCAGTGTTGCCTTTGCGGTCAGTCCGCTCTCATACAGACTATTCATATATGCCTGTGATGCGGATGCTCCGGAGATTGTGTCTCTCAATATCTGCTGCACTGGGAGACCTGTCACCCCGTCAAAACTGAATGATGTTTTGAAGTGCATGACCTCGTTTGTGTCAAATACATACCTGCGACCGGATGTCGGGTCTGTGTAGACATACCACAACCGCCCTACCCCTGCGAATATTCCTGCATCGTCCACGACGATAGTGACACAATTTGACTGCATCACCCACAAGTCAAGAACTCTGACCTCCCCTCCGTATTTCTTCCGGACGAATTTCTTTCTCATGTAGACGTATGCGTTCCCGTAGTGATTCCGGTTCATTTCAACCGTGTTCCAAAATACGGTCGGTGTCATGAACGGGTTCGGTCGCTTTGTCAGCAGCTTTGACGTTTCCGTCTGTTCTGCCTCCATGATGCCCTTGTCTGTTTTCTGATAATATTTGATAGGCATTTTTGCAAGCGTCTCCGACAACATCTTGAGGCATGTGAAATATGTCACCTCTGACGTTGTCTTTCTCCGCTTTGTCAATCCCATGCTTTCAAGGAATGACGGTGAATTGAGCGTCATCACTCCTCCGGATGTTCCGGTTGTGTCGCTGCCTCTCCACCAGTTCCTCACTCTTTCCGCAAATCTTCTCAATGGGTTCATTCTTTCTCACCGCCTTTCCCCATGTATTTCTCATACATTTCAAGCCACTCGTTCACGACTTCGTTCGTGTCCGGCTTGTATTCCTCTTTCATTGCTGCTTTCCATGCGTCGATGATTGCGTCAATCGGGTCGATTCTGTCCTCGTCAACCGCCTTGTCAATCTTGATTTCTCCGTAACTGTTTGAGATGGTCTTTGCGTTCGCAATCGACCATGTCAGCAGTTCATCGAACGGAACGACTTTCTTTTTGTCCTTTCCTACCTCGACACCCTCGATTTCAACATTCCCTGCTCTGACCTCCAGTCTGAAATCAACGGTTGCGTCGTTGAGTTCCTTTGCTGTCTGCGTGATAGACACGGAATCGAATCCCAGTGCCTCAAGGTCTGACAGAAAAGCGGACGCATTGTGCGGGTCGTAACAAATTAGCTGCGGTTTCAATTCGTACAGTTTTATCAAATCCTCAAGATATTTGATGATGTATTTATAATCTGTCTTGATTCCTCCCAGTGTCTCCGTGACTGTGACAAGACCTTTCGCAATCCACACGTCATACGGAACTTTGTCCGTCTTGATGTGGTCGTCCACCCTGCTCGCCGGAATGAACGAATGTGTGTGAACAAAATACTTTTTCACACCGTCAACCATGTACGGGATGACGATTGCGATTGATGTCAAGTCTCCTCCGGAGGAGAGGTCAACACCGACATAGCACTTTGAGCCTCGGAAATCCTTGAGCGATTTCAAGACCGCACACCGTTTCCAGTCCTTTATGTCTTTGATGTACAGTGAATTTGACCACTGCATCCACATATTGAGCTGCTTGACAAGGAAGTCTCGCAAGTCCTCACCGCCCATGTCACGGGCAGTATTCGCAATCGGAACAAGGTTCTCCAGTGCGTCCTCGTCAAATTCGAGAAGCGGGTTCGCTTTCAGCCAGTTCTCTTTTTTGTATAAGTCATCCTCTGCGTCTAACTGGGCGATGTAGACGAACTGACTGTCATTCTCGAACACTCCCTTGAGCAGATTGCAGCAATACTCATATAGCTTGTAGCAAGGCGATTTCAAGTCAAATCCTGCGGTCGTGATGACCGAAATCAGAGCGGACTTGAGTTTCTTGATACCGCCCTCAAGCAGCTTGTACATCTGATTTGTCTTGTGTGCGTGGTATTCGTCAACGATTCCCAAATACGCACGGTGTCCGTCGAGTGATTTTGTGTCGCCGGACAGAGCCTTGATTTCTGAATGTGTGAAAAGACAGTCTATTGTGTGGTTGTGCTCATGAATCTTGAACCATTCTGACAACTCCTCGTCGGAATTGATGAATTTCTCAATTTCCTCCCACACTATGTTCGCTTGGTCTTGCTTTGTTGCTGTGCAGTAGATTTTCCCGTACTTGTACCCGTCAAAATTGCCATAGTAACATGCTAAAATCCCGTTGATGAATGACTTTCCGTTCTGCCTCCCTAACTGCACATAGGACGTTCTGAACCGCCTGTGACCCTTTTCTTTTGTCCTCCACCCGTTGAGTGACCCTAAAATGAAACACTGGAACGGGTACGCTGTCACATTCTCCTGTTCCTCACCCTCCGCAATCGTGAGTTCCTCTGCGAAATTGATGATTTCCTCGGACTTTTCAACGTCAAAATAATATCTGTATGGTGCTGCTTTCGCTTTTTCGAGGTCGTCAAGATGCCTTTGACATGCCAGTCTGACATATTCTCCGGCGATGACTGCCCCCGCAACGACATCAAGAGCGTATTGTGTGCAACGGTCGGTCACTGCTGCCCCTGCTGCCATTTACCCACCCGCATACTTGGCGAATTTGTTCTCCGGTTTTTCGTCCTTTACTTTCGGAACTATCAACCGACACCGACTGCTCACCGTCATTCCGAAATCCGATGCACCCTGCCGACATTGTTTCATGCAGCGGTCTTGAATTATCATGAGACGCTCACGCTCCCCGTTCACGACCTCCCGTGTTCCGACCTGCACACGTTCGTTTTTCCCTGTGTCCGGATTCATCCTGTCCTCATAGACAGGAACATCAATCATCAACGGTGTTTCTCTGATTTTCGTCGTCACTTCGATGTACTGCTCTTGTGCAATCAGCAGCCTCGCCAGTGCATCGCAGTCCACATTCGCAATCAGTTTGATTTCAAGCAGTTCTTTTGACAGTTTCCGGAATTTCTTTTTGAGTTCCGGTGTCAAATATGCCGGAGGCTTGACTTTGTCGTTCGGTGCGACGACCTCTGCATTTTTTCTCGCCTCAATCTCTGCTTTTGTGAGGTGTTTTTTCCCTTTCATGACCACCAAATCGGTGGGTTGTCTCTGTCCTGCCATGCAGCATCAAACCCCCTTTCCGTCCAGTGTTCACGAGTTTCGTGTCACAATCTGACACCCTTTCCGACCTGCCCCATCTGCTGAAATTCTCGTGGGGAGTTTTCTCCGAATCTTTCGGGGGGTGCGACTAAGAAACGGTCACGTAAAACTTTTTCATGCCCCCCTGCCTCTCTGAAATGGTATTCAATCAATGACCTCAACTGTGCCTGTGTTGCTTTCATGCTTGCATTGCTTTTCTTATACAGTGCTGTGATTGTATTGTGTGTCTTGAGGCTTAGAGGTATCAAATTCAACGGGTTCAACCTCTGTTCCCAGTCCTCCTCAAGTTCTATGATGTGATGGACTGGGTCGGAATCCGTCAGTGTTATCAACTCATGCGTGACATACAGTGCGTATATATCCACATACTCAAACACACTCATGATGACAGGTCTCAACTCCCGCCATTCCTTTGAGATGTAGAACTCTGCTGCCCTTGCGTCTCTGCGTGTGTTGTTATACACGACATGCCTTGACTGCTGCCTCGCCTCGCACTCTGCACACATGCTCACTGCTTGCGGTATGAGGCGACCGCATCCTCTACACGGTTTCAATAGCACACTGCTCAACTCCTCTCTGTCCTCTGCCTCCTGCTGCCTCATGCTCTTACAAGAGGCGGGCAGACATCGCACGAATCCGTGTCCTGCTGCCCGCATATAACAGGAGGGCAAACAGGCAAGAAAAAAGCGACTGCATCACTGCAATCGCTCGTCTCAACTGTTCACGCTATCATATTAACACGTTTGAATCCCTTTGTGTTCACCCACTTTTGACCCCCATTTTCACCCTGTTTTCACCCGCTTTTCACCCCGTTTTGTTCAAATTGTTTTTGTTTTCGCTGCAAATTGAGGTGTTGTCTAATGCTTTCGCCCCGAATAATTTGATTGACAGTTTCGGAATCATAGCCTTGCACCACTTTTTCGGTGAGTTCTTTCCGCATCCGGTCTCCCGTGTCACGTCCTCGTATGACATGCCCTTGATATATACCATCTCAAGTGCGTCGTATTTGTACCCCTCACCTGCTGCCTCTGCATCCTCTTTCAAGGATTGCAATGCTTTGTTCATGTGCTCGAACAGAATCACGGTCTCCGCTCGACATTCTCTGATAGACTGCAAAAACGCTCTCTCTGCTGATATATTATATCTTGATATATCGTCAATCTGTGATACCTCTGATATTGCGTCCTTGATGTACCTCTCCATCTCCCGATAGTTCTCAAGATACATCTGCGTTCTTTGCAGTGCGGTCATTTCCTTTTTTTCTTCCACTTCTCTTTCCTCCCCGCCTTTTCAGAGGTAAACCGTGATATTTCCTCCAGTTATTTGACTGCTCCGGCTCTCTGACCTTATAAAGTGCCTCAAATGCTGATAGAGCCTCTTTTGCGGATATTCCGACCCGCTTGAGAGCGTTTTGCAGGTTTTCGGTGTCTGCTCTGATTCTGATTTCCGGAATCTGCTTGATTTCCGGTTTTTTGATGACTGTCGCTGCGTCTGCTGCCTGTTTTACGATTTCAGAGACCTCTTTCTCTGTTTTTCCCGCTGCCCGCAGCTTTGAAATGATGCTTTTCACCTTTTCGGCAAATTTCATGTCACAACCCACCCTCTCTCCTAACTGAAAGGGAGTTCTTCATCTATCCCGTCCGGAATGTTCATGAATCCGTCTCCTGCTGCCGGATATGCGGTGCTTTGTGCGTCCTGCTGCCCTGCTGCCTTTTTGCTTTCCGCAAATTCCTGTTCCTCGACGATGATGTCGGTTGTGTAGACCTTTTGACCATCCCTGTTCGTATATGAACCCGTCTGAATCCGTCCGGTGATGACGATTTTCGTTCCCTGTCTGAAATACTTTTCCGCAAACTCCGCATCCCGTCCAAATGCGACGCATCCGATGAGATCCGCTGACTGTTCACCGTCTCTTTTGAACCTCCGGTCAACTGCCAGTGTATAACGTGCGATGCAGGTCTGCTCCTGTGAACTGTTCCTCTGCGTGTATCTGACATCGGGGTCTCTTGTCAGACGACCCATCAAAATGACCTTATTCATTGCAATCCTCCCGCAAAATAGCCTCGTTCTGTAATCGCTGCAATTCGACCAGTCCTTTTTTGAACGCAAGGTCATCACCATTCATGCAGGTCTCGAATATCTCCTCATATTTCCCGATATTCTCTGAAATGAACCTCGCCTCCGCTGCTGTCCTGCTCTCGTTGAGGAACATCCCTTTGATTGCCTCTCTCGCACCCTCGCATTGCAGACGTTCCTCCTCATTCTCCGGTGGTGTCTCTTTGAGTGCCTTGTCAACCACTCTGTCTATTGCATCCGCAATCTGACGTTTCCATCCTTTTGCGGTCGCCTCCGCAAGCTGTGACTGGATGTCCTCGAACGACTTTCCGTGTGCTGCTCCGGTGATTCTGATGTCTTTCTTTCCTTTTACAGAAATCAACACCAGTTCGTCATCGTATGCGTCCATGTAATAGGCGAACTTCGCATCAAAATTTCCCTGCGGGTTTATGATGATTTCCGGCTCACTGCTGCCCTCGGTCTCAATCTTTACCCCGATATATTTTGCCCCTGCTGCTTTCGCATTGATGAATACTGCTTTTAATACACTTTTATTCATTGTCCTGCTGCCTCCTGCCCTCCTCGATTTCTTTTTGCACGAGTTCTCTTTGCTGCTCCCGCAATGATTCCGCTTTCTTATATGCGTTGAACACTTTATTTGTCAACTGATAGCTTTCCTTGTCACATTGTTCTTTCCATCTTTCAAATTTTCCTCGCTTTATAAATTCATCCTTTGCTTTTTCAATGTATTCGTGAGGTAGTAAAGTGTCCGTGTCTGTGTCATCGCTATATGTGAAAACTGCAATTCCGTTTTTCGGGTCTAATATATACACTCTGTCGTCAATCACGCTCTTATAAGCATTGAATTTTATTCCGTCAACAGCTATCTCATACCCGTCTTGTTTTCTAAGTCCGACAACATTGTTTTCCCGTATTACTGAATAAAATATCTTTCTTTTTATCATTCAAGACCACCTCCCTCGATGATTCCGACCGCCTTGTCAATCATGATGTATTCGTCACCGCCCTCGATGTACCCGTCACCGTTCGCTCTGATGTCTGCACAAATCTGTTTGATGTTTGCCCTCTCAAGAGGCTCACCGTTCTCATTCAAGAGACATGTCGCCATGATGCAATATCCCTCCTCAAGTCCGGCGAACTCTGTGAGGATATATGTCACGAGAACTCTGACTGTGCGTCCGGTGTTTCTACCATCCTTGAACTCCATCATTTCAAGAATGTCGCCCTTTTTATAGTCACGGTCATTCTTGCGGAGTTCAAATGTCTTTTCGCCTCTTTCAACCTCCCCGAAAAATGATGCTCCCAGTTTGATGTGATGCACTTTCTGACCGTTCTCTTTTGTATCTGACGGGAGATTGTTCATCCGCTCCTCGTCTGCCCGTTCACGGAGTTTCTTTGCGGTTTCTTTGTCGATTCTGTCCTGCTCCTCCGAATACCGCTGCTCGTCGGTCTTATATGCCTCCCCTCTATTCTTGTACTGGTCGCACTTTGTACATGTTCCGGTCTTGACATTGCATGTCTCGTATTCCGTGCAGGAATAGCAGAGTGATGTGATTCCCTCCGGATGTGGTGTCTGATACTCCTCACCTGCTGCCGGATGCTCCTCATTGCTCTCCTGTGGCTGCGTATTTGCCCCATTCTGCCCGTTTTCCTGTTCGGGTGGCATATTTCCCCGCCCGTCGTCGTTTCCGCTGCCTGTGGCTGCTCCTGCGTTGTCCTGCTGCCCGTCTGCTTTCATGTCCTTAATCTCTGTATAGGACAGTTCTCCGGTCTCTTTGTATTTCTCAAGTGCCTCCTGCTGCTTTTCCGCAGACATCCCGCTCAATTCATAAGCAGCGGAGAATGTGAGACGCTCTTTGTTGAGTTCCTCTCTGAACTCCGGAATCAGATTGTTGCTGATGCTCTCGACCTGTGCGATTTTCGTCTTTGACATCTTGAGCATTGAGGAAATGACATCACGGAGACGACCCGACTGGAGGTCATACCCCTTGATTTTCTTCCCGTCCGCTTTCATTCGTTCGAGACACGCTTTCAACCGCTGCTCCTCCTCAATGATATCTTTCACTGACTTTGTCCGGTATGCGTTGGCGATGATGATTTCAACCTGCTCCTCGTCCTCGTCCTGCGGTGTTGTCAGCTTGCAGGTGGCAATCTCAAAATCTTTGTACCCCTGCCCGACAAGGTGCTTGAGGGCAAGCCACCGCCTCTCACCTGCTACAATCCTATATTCACCCTGCTCATTCGGCTCAAATACGACCTCAAGATTCTGTTTGAGACCATACATGAGGATGTCTCCCGCCAGTTCCTCAATATCTGCTAAATCATAAAAGTTCAGCTTATTCCGGTACATCTTGAAAATCGAAATGTCCTTTGTCCGGAATCTCGCTCTCGGTGATTCGTCAACCCCTGCTTTGCTGTTTTTGTTTAATGCGTCCATGACGCTATATCCTGTCGCCATCTTCTTTTCCTCCTATATCCAGCTTATTGTCGGCTTTCCTGTGTACCTCTTATCCCATACATACCATGCAAACATCTTTGTTCCTCCGTTCTTTGGTTTTTCCTCTCCATACGGATACATTGTCACTCTATCGGAGTGTATATAAATATGTCTCAAGCAACTGTTCTCAAGCATTTCTTTTCTATCTTTGCTTGACAGATAAAAAATATTAAGCAGTAAAATAACTTTTTTCTTTGATATACGCAGAAATTCATTGAGCATATTATCTTTTGTCATCCTGTCATACGGTGGATTTGTGAACACCGTATCACATTCGCTATCTTGAATTTTATAAACATCCACACCCTTTTCGCCATCTATATAGTCCGCTGTCTGTATATCCGAACTTCTAACATTTTCAAAACCATATTTTTTTAATATTTTAGTGATTGCACCTGCACCGCTACAACATTCGTATATATTTTCATTGGTTGACAATATCCCATCGTCAATCATTGCTTTTATTGCCTTTTCTGTCGCCCACTGTGGTGTCTCATAGAAATCGTATTCAATATTTTTCTTTCTTCCTGCTATTGAAATACCTTGCTTTTCCATCGCTTGTCCTCCTGTTATTTTTTCTATTCCGTCAATTTCTGTTTCTTGGTCTCTATCCGCTCGACGTTTATCTCGCCTTTGCTATTCTGTGAAATAGAGGCTTTGACCCCCCCCTCGGAGGTTTAAAGTGACTTTTGCAAGTCCTCCGGTGTAAATTTCCTCGACTGCTGCCCGCAGAATGTTCACGATGCCCTCTCCGGCTCTCTTTTCCGGTGCTGCATCCTCCCCGAACAGAACAGACACATTTTTCATCGCCTTTTCTTTCCGCTGCTTTTCTTTCTGATATTCGACCGCCTCCGGACATGTGCAGGACATTGTCGCCTTTTCCTCTGCCTGTGGCTGTGTCAACTTCTCCTCTGTGTCAAGCTGCACCATCTGTCCGCAAAACCGACACGGTGCTGTGTTTATGACATTTCCCATTGTGTTTCCTCCTTCTTTTGAAACGATTCTCCATTGCGTAGACTAACGCATCATGAGCGTCTCTGTTTTTGAAGATTTCTGTCTTTTGATTTTCTCCTATAATCGCACACCCGCAGTTCACACATTCTTGGTCAATTATTTTCATTACACTGTCCGTTCCTAAAGGAATAAAGTGAGGTTCTCCGTCAACCACTTCTCCTCCGCAGACGCTACACGGTTTATATTTCATCTGAATCAACCTCCCATCTCGTGACGGTCGCCTATTGCCATAGGGTCTATCATGTATGACCTCTTGAGTTCCGAATCTGACAGGTTTTTCTTGAGTTCACGGATTGTCTTGTCACGCTCTTTGATGATTTTCTCTTTTACCTTGATTGTCTCCTCTGCCTCTTTCAGACGTTTCACGATACCCGCTGCCGGACATCCCTCTTTCATGTCGCACTCTACATCTGCCATGTATGCCTCGCACATTTCACAAACGCTCCTGTCCTGCTGCCCTCCGGTCTGCTCCGGTCTCTGTGCTGATTCTAAAATCAGCGGAATCTTTGCAAATTCCTCCTCTGTCATTTCAGAGAGCATATAACGCTGTTCACTCTTTTCGTCGTCTATGTACTCATGAATCAATTTCCGGAGTGACTTTTCAGATACGACAACCCGCAACGCTCCCGATGCCTCTTTTATCAACCTTTCAAATTCCTCGTCCGGCATGTTTCCCATGTCGTCAATCTGCTTTGCTCGCTTGTCATACTCCTCTGTGTCAATGCTTTGTATTAAGCCTTTGACATTCCTCTGCATATTTGAGAAAAATTCCTCCTGCTGTCTCAAATCGTCAAGCTGCTCGATGCTGATTGTTGCTGTTCCCTCGATTTTCTTCATGCCCTATCCCTCCAGTTCCCTCAACAACTCATGAACCACATTCCGATAGTCCTGTGACACAATGCAATTCTTTGAGAACTGCGGGAGTGGTTGCATCCTCATGGATGCCTTTTCTGCTACAATAGACCGACGAACAGACGTGACGAACATATCAAAACCGGAACTGTCTTTCATCCACTCCTCGAACTCAAGCGATGTCTTGTTTTTCTGTCGCATCGTCACAAGTCCTTTGATGCGGAGTTCCGGATTGATTTCCCGCAGGTCGTCCACCTGCTCCTGCAAATTGTGAATCGCCTCGTTTTCAAATCCCCCGACTTTCACGGGTGCAATGACGAGTTCTGCTGCCAGTAGAATGTTGATGACGACCATGTCGAGGAGGCGACCGCAATCACACACACAATAGTCGTATGCGACCGCTACCTCTGCCAGTGCATCCCGCAGCCTCGTGACTTGATTCTCCTCCTGCTTGAGTAAAAGGTTCATGTCGGTCTGCATCAAATACCCGTTCGCCGGAATGATGTCAATATGGTCATATTCCGTTGGCTGTATGAGTTCCGTTGTCCGGTATCTTCCCCCGACGTTCTGATGATGCTCAAGCAGTTCCGACATCCCGATTCCCTCCGGCTCATACCGCCCGAACGTCTTTGACGTGTCGCCCTGCGGGTCTCCGTCAATCACGAGGACGCTTTTCCCCTGCTCCTGCCCTAACATATAGGCGATTGAATCCGACGTTGTCGTTTTCCCGATTCCACCTTTCGGTGACATTACTGCAATAATTTTCATGTTGTTTCCTCCTGTTATCCTCTTGTTTTAATAATCTCTTGCGTGACATCCGCAGTGGTGTATGATTGTCATTTCTTCTCCGACCTTATAAAGCAAATACCCGAATGAAAAGAACGCTCCCAGTGCGATAACACCTGCTGCCATCAATACTTTTTTCATTGTGCTGTCACTCCCTCCGTGAAATACTCATTATACGGACACACCCTGCATTCCTGCTCCATCTGCCCGTCGTCCGGATTGTAGCATCCGGAACACTGACCGAAACTGTTCACAATCGGAGGCTCGAACCCGAACTTGACCTGTCTGACTGCTGCTGTGCATTTCTTGAGAAACCGTTTCAACTCTTTCGACTGCTTTTCAATCCTCTGCCACTTTGTCATCCGCTCCATCTCCTCTCTTGACTTTTCCATTCTTGAGGATGCTGTTGTTCGGGATATTCATTCTTAAATTCCGCTCTCTGTGATTCCGGTCTGCAAGATTCAAATATTCCGTGATGATACCGATTGCCTCCTCTGCGGAATAGCAGGTTGCGACAAAATGTCCTGTTGCTGCCATTTCCTCAAGAAATTCTTTTTGTTTCTGTGTCCGTGTGTTATCCCCGAATTTCATTTCAATGTACAGTCCACAATATACCCCTTTCGGGTACGGGAGGCATAAATCAGCGACACCCGCCTTGACACCCATCTGTTTGAGTTTCACTGCCTCAAGCCTGTTCCTGCTGCCCCCGTTCGGTACATGGTACAGCCATTTCAATTCCGGATGATGATTCACGTTGTACTGCGTCCACTGGATGACTGCAATCTGCTCCGTGTCCTCGCTCCTCATTGCATTTCTCATGTTCATCGTTCTCACCTCCTCCCGTTTTCTCTGCCTTATATTCTTCTTTGCACCTGTTGAAAAACTCGCAGAACAGACAAATGTGTCTGCAATCCTTGACCCTCAACATGTGCCGGATTCTGTCAATCAGTCTTTTCAATGCTCCATTCCTCCTCCATTTCCCTCGCCCTGCTCATGATTCCCTCGTTGTAGGAATAGACATATATTCCGTTGTTCCACAAATGTTCCCTTGCTCCCCGCTCCCCGTAGTTATAAGCTGCAAGAGCGTCCTGCACCGTTCCGTATTTCTCAATGAGTTCCGCAAGATAGTCAATCCCGACCATCACATTCTGATACGGGTTTTTGAGGTTTGTGCAGTTTAGCCTCTCCATCCGGTCGGTGTGTGCTGATTCGTAAATCTGCATATAGCCGACACTGTTTCCGTCGTCTCCGACCTTGTCAAACACATAGCTTGATTCACGCTCAATCAGTGCCACAATGAGGGAATAATCAACTCCGTACTGCTTGCACAATATGTATGTGTAGCACTGCATTTTCTCCGGAAAATACCCACCTGTGTCCTCGTACTCCTCCGGTATCGCATGATAGACAAAACCGTCGTTTTCTCCTCCCCAGTCAGCGGACATCGTGTCAAATACTGCATACCTGTCCGGCTCGTCCTGCTGCCCCTGCGTCTCCATGTAGGCTCTGACGCTCTCAAGCGTCACATTTTGTCCGGATGCCTCCCGCTGCTGCTCGACTGCTGCCATGTGTGCGTCAAACTCTGCTGACTGCCCCTCAAACTCCTCCCGTTCCCGAAAAAACATCGCACCGTCAATTACACATGCGGTCAGCACAACCGCAAGCACCGCCATAAACACCCGATGTCGAATCTGTCTTTTTCTTTGCCGACGTTTCCATTCCCGCCTCGTCATCCTCGCTTTTCCTCCTCTTTCTCAATCTCGCCCGTATATAGAACATGCTGTTGAAATCGTTGTAATAGATGCCCGCATCCGTGAAATCAAAATCCGGATACCACTTTTCCATCTGCTCTTTTACCTGCTCATGACCTTTCCGCATTTCCTCGACATAGGTTGCTATTTTCTTATAGCTGCCCTTTGCCTTTTCCGGTTGCTTTGAATGAACCACACGGATGTCGGGGTCTTTCAGTCCTTGAGAGGAGTTCCACCGTTTCTCTGATTTCACCCTCTGCTTTTCCTTGACGATATAGTTTGCCATTCCGGAAAGACCGTTTTCGTCCTTTTGCAGCCTCCGAACCTCGTTCCTGCTGCTCTGCCCCCAACACTTCTCGACCGCATCCATATCCATCGCCCCGTCCATGACAAGGTGATGATGCCACCTGATTTCCTCGTTCGGGTTGTACTCCGTCACATAGACATATTTTGCGTTCGGGAGACCCCTTTTCTTTCTCTGATAATTGACCCGACGAATGAACCTTTGCATGTTCTTGATTGCTGCGTCGATGTCTCCGTCCGGTGGGAGGTGCTCGTCATCGTATGTGAGAGTTATCCACAAATCTTTATCCGTGAAATTCTCGTTTATAAGACGCTCAACATATTTCCGTGCGTTCTTATCGTTCAAATTCCTTTGAGCCTTGTCATTGTCCTTTTTGATGCTCCGACCCTCCGGAGGTACGTCATCCATGCTCGTGAACTGCGGATATATTTCAACCTCAAACTGCTCCCCTGCCTTTATCTCTTTGAGGGCATACACAACCTTTTTCCCCTGCTTGAACATCTGCTCAATGAACCACTCATTCAGTTTATCAATTTGGTTTTGGTGTGCTGCCTCATAGTCATAAGGGATGAACACCATCCCTCTCTTTCTCCTGCTACCCTTTCTCTTTTTCGCCATTCTGACACTGCTCCTCCTGCTGCCTCTTATTTCCTCCCTCTGACCCTGTCGTTGAGTTGTTACTATCTATTACAAGGTCGGGAATGAGGTCTAAAACCCCTTGAAAATGCGGTTTTTTCCGCTTTTTCTTGTTGCTTTCTTGTGTCAGATTTGCTATACTATTTATAGGTTTTAGCGACTGACACAATCAGTCAAACCGGACACCGCTGCAACGGTGTCCTTTCTTTTTGCCCTGCTGCCTCCTCAATCGTGATATAGGATGCAGATTCCCCTTTCTTTCGCCCTCTCGATTTCTCCTGCCATGCCCTCTGAAATCCCGAACCTGCGACCGACAAGCATTGTTTCACATTTCTCAACGATTGCCTGTCCTGCTGCCAGTCCGCACTGTCTCTCTGCCTCGTCTGCCTCATTCAAGCACTGCGTCATGTACAAATGCGGTGTGACTGCTGCCTCACCCCGCATCAAGACCGTTCGTGTCAATTCCCTTGCATAGTCGATGTTACGCTGCAACGTCTCCTCGTCTGCTGCTCGGTACGGTGAACATATATAAACCAGTTTCATGCCTTGCCCCTCCTCTCCTGCTGCCTTATGTGTATTCCTCATAGATTTCACCATTCATATCAAAAGCAAGCTGTCCGTCCATGTTTTCATCTTCCATCCACCACTTGAAAACCTTGAGACCCGTTTTCCATCCTGCTTTGTTCTCCAGTCCTCTCCGCTCCCTTTCAATCAACATCTTTTCAAATGCTCTGATGTATGCCTCTTTATATTTGGGATAGCGTTCAAATTCAATCCACCTTTTGTCTCCCGCCATCGGGCAACCTATACACCCGACACGACACTGACCGCATCCATATAAGGGATTGAGTAAAATTTTTTCTGTCCTTATGTACCACCATAGAAATTCATCATCCCAGTCTAAAAGCGGATTTATAAGCGTTTTATGTGTCCGATAGCAGCTTTCAACGATTCTCCTGTTTTCGTCGTTGTCTAAGTTGTAAACTATGACACCGCCTTTCCTCGTCTGCTGAAAATCCTCGTTTCCCTCAATTTCTTTCTTTAATGTTTTTTTGGGATTTATGAATGTAACTATCCCTTGATTGTCTGCTCTGTTTTTGCTCTCTGCTTTTCGCACTCCGGTCACTAATTTTTCACCGAACCCACTATTTTCTTTTAGGTCTGCACAACAATACCTTATGAGCCTTGTCGGAGGAGTGCCATGTCTGACTATTAGCTGCCACATTGTCTCTTTTGGGTAGCTGATTTCATATTCAATTCCCGTCGCCTCAAACCTTTGTTTTTCCGCTCTTACGAAATAAACTGTCTCCGGTGCATCCACTGTCGTGTGATTGTGTCTCACTTTAAAATTCAAATTGTATTTCTCATGTGCTTTTAATGCGATGTGTTTCAAGACGCTGCTGTCCTTGCCTCCGCTGTCAGAAATAACGCAACCGTTGTTCCCACACATCAAATTTAGAATCTCGATTGCGTTTTTCTCCAGTCGCTCCATTTTCTTTTCTCTCCTCCTGCTCTCTATAAAAAATCAAAAATACTCATTTGTGCCTGTTCTGCCTTTATCCGCTCCGATGCTTTCCGGAAATACTCTGCATCAATCTCAAACCCTAAAAACTCATGGCGTGTCCGGTGTGCAGCGACAAGACATGCTCCGCTCCCTGCGTGTGTATCAATGATTTTGTCTCCCTCTTTCGCATATCGGGAGATAACCCACTCATAGAGTTTCACGGGTTTCTGCGTCGGGTGAAATGTTCCGTCTTTCAAGAGTTCCACCCTGTTCATGACGACAATGCGTGTCGGAACGTCAAATGATGTATAGGCAAGTTCGCAATCAGACATCGTCAAACCGTGCTGACCTTTATCCCATACAATCCACCCTTTTGTGCCTCGTGTGAGGTGTTCTACAAAGTAATTACCACCCCATATAATCTGATTGACTGAAATCCGTTCGAGTTCTCTGAAATACTCCTCCGGAGGAATTGCATCATCCCAGTTCTTTCGGGTGTGTTCCTTGCGGGTGTATTTTGGGTTCTTTTTGTTGATATTCAGTTTTTGCCCGTCAATCCCTATCCCATAGGGCGGGTCGCAGATTGCCAGTTCAAAAAACTTGTCCGGAATCTCCCGCATCGCAGTCATGCAGTCCATGTTGTAAAGCCTGTTTAATTCAAACATGATGACTGCTGCCCTCCTCTCTGTCACACATCAAAACAAATAGAATGATATGCCATGAACCTGTCTCTCCGCTTGAATACCTTAAACCATGATGTGAACGCTTGTCCGGTACAGTCGAACATTGACGGTACTGCACAAATCGTCTCACGTTCCTCAAAGTATTCCTCCGCATCCCGCAGATTCTCCAGTGTTTCCGGTAACTCAATCAAAAGAACATAACCGTCGATTCCGTCATCTTTCACGATTCTCCGGTCGCTGCTTTTCTTGTGGAATTTCCGAATCTCACATTTTTGTTCCGCAATCTTTTCTTTGACTGATTTCATCTTTTCCGGTTCCATCTTTCCATGCTCGGAAAGTAATTCCTTATATATGCTTAAAACCTCGTATGCAACTTTCAAATCGTTTCTATTTCTTACCTGCATCCTGTTCCCTCCTGTTGGCGGTTCTCTCGGTCGGTTCACGACCCTCACCCCTGCTCCGGCTTGTCTATACCGTGATTGTGCCTTTTCACCTTAAAAAGCCACCGAAAACCTGTTGACCAACTGTGAACTCTTTAGCGTGGTTCACCCGCTGCCATGTTTCTCACGGTATGACTGCGATGTCTCTCGGCTTGCCATCGTCAGAGCGTCGGTCGCCATCCGGACGCTGACGGGTCGATGACCCGTTTCGGCTTTGTGGGCGACCGCTGCAACAGTCACCCACCTTTTTCTCATGTCCTGCAATTTTCACTTATACGGTCGCAACCGCCTCTTTCCCCTCTTTTTCTTTTCTCTCCTCCTCTGCTCTGACCATATATCCCACGATGAAAGATTTGTCATTCTCCTCCAGTCCGGTGAGTTTCTTTGCGATTCTCTCAACAGTTTCCTTTTTTTCATCCTTTGACATACTTTTCACCCCTTTCCTCTGATTCTCTC